CCAGTACTAAAATGCTTGCTTTCGCATGTGGACCGAGCCTTGTCCACGCACACCCATATGGTCTAAATTTGTCCCAGGGAGCTCATGCCCTGACATTTGGATACGTATGAAGAAGATTTCGAGGTACGGTCAGATTACCGTCTCCAAGTCCCCAAACAAACTGGCACCCGCCTTCTGAGTCAACAGACGTTAGCGTTATGATTCAACATAGGTGGTCGTTCGTTGGAGAACCCTCTTTCTTTCCCTCACACGAGTTCGGTGAGATGAGCCTTAGATAAGCTCACCGTTCCGTCGTGGTCCATAGCGTTCGTACTCGACGCTTCCATTTCTCATTTCCATTCGGTAATTGGGGATATCTGCATACACAGCGCCCGTAACGCCCTTCCGGGTATTCGTAGCGAGTGTTCACGCTGTAAACAGCTAAACTGACACCGGGTTTCAGACCGGGCAGTGCAAGTTGTGCCGAAGCACGCAGACTCAACCTCTTTCTGGATGAATGACGTTTGGATCACACCAGTCCATTTGTGAGTTGGACCAAACTCCCCGACACCTATTTGATGCCCGTGCCGGGACCTGACACCCCATTCTGGCTGAGGTATCGCCGTCGCATTCTTTAGCCGAGGACGCTCACGTCCAGCGGTTCCAGCCCCAGGGGGACTAGCTTTAACCCGGTGTGACTTAACCGGGGACCTTTGGAGAGTGTCATTCTTGGGGAGGTAGGTACATTTGGATACCCCGCTGCCTCCACCAGCGGACCCAAGTCCTCAGAGAGCTTGGGTAGGGATCAACGAAATGATCAGGCCTGCAGCCGTCACCGTGGTCGCCGACCCCGTGAGGGTGATTGTTCCACTGGTAGCAGTGGCAGTCCATGTGGACACCTCAGCAAACTGAGTTGCTGCGGCGTTGACTCCAGACGCGCCGTTCTTCACGGTCATCGCTGTGGAGCTTGACACGGCATTGGTTTGCGCCAACACAGTGCCGTCAATGAGCAGGTTCACGGAATACTCCTGCCCAACCACAAGACCTGAGACAGAGACAACATTCGCACCTGGGTTCGGCGTCGAAAGCTGAATTTGCCCCTGTCCAACAAGAGGCGATGTTCCAAACAACGCGGCAGCAGCTTGACCTGCAGTACCGGGAGCGTACAGAACACCAGAAGTCCCCGAAAGGTTCTCCCAAATCGGGGTCAAGAGTTCAACCTCATACTCAACGTACAGTTCGCCGCACACGGCTGAAGCTGTCGTCACATTCTGAGTGCACACGAAGAGGTTCCCCGTGTCATACATCTTGATATCTCCGCCAGCAGGAAGGGCTCCAGGCCTGACGAAGTATGACTTCTGTTTGCTGAGATCCTCCTTCACAGAAGAATGACAGCATGGCTCCCAAGGTGGGCTTCTCACCGCACCTCGGTAGGCCATCGCCTGCTGCTTGGTCAATGGAGCAGCATCCATAGCGTCGTAGTCGATGGTCACTACCGCGGATCCCCCTAGGCTCGAGGGAGCTTCCGTTTCGTAACAGAACCTGAGCTTCCGGAACAGATAGCTCTCAAAGTTCTTTGCCACCTGTGACAACCAGGGAAAGGTTGCCACCTGACCGGGATTCACCGCGAAAGTACTTGCGGCGAAGACACTTGGTGTGCCAGATCCAGCGACAATGTCCTGGATGTACTCCCGATGCTTGACGACACAGTCTCCATTTCGAAGGGACTGCATCTGTGGAGGCTTCATCGTCTGACGGCGCCCCTTGGCGACTGGCGCGAACGCCATCTCACCAGGAGACCCAATCGGCTGATCACGCCACGGGGATGTGGACTGACCGGAGCCGTACGCCCCCCTCGGAGGACGCTGTCTCGGATTCTTTCGCTTGGGCTGAGACTTGCCCTTCGATGGTTTCTTTTGTAACTTGCCACCAGGCATAGTTAACACGAGTCACACGGGGTGTGTGCTCGTAAGCACAATTTCCACGGGTTCCCTGGTTGTGCATCCAGGGACTGTTCATCTGACGATACAGTGGGTCCACAGTACTTGCTTCCTGAGCCCGGCAGCATCCTTTCGGACACCGTCGTCACAGACTTAGCACATCCTGCTGAGTTCCACTGCCAATCCGTGCAGTCTCTCGACAAATTCCGGGAATACCATCGTAATACCCTTAGTACGGAATTTCCTCCATTGCTCCTTTGTCCCTATGGGGGGGTAAAGCAACGAGTCCCGTGAAGCGCAATGCTATCACAACCGTTTTGGAGAGTCTATGTCGTCAGACCCCGCACGTCCCACAATTGGTCCGTGCCTTTGACATTGGGTTGGTCCCAACTATGATAACGCTGTCAGTGCGCTCAATTTAACGTCGAGAGAAGACGTGGATGTGAGCAAGACTGGGCCTAATCAGCCTCACCCAATTCACGAGCCAGCTGTTTCGCCTCCTTCTTCGCGAGAGCGGCTTCGTAAATCTCATCCGCACGATCCAGCATGAGTGTATTCTCAATACCAGCCGTGGACGGTAACGCCAAATCACTTAGAACACTAGAGGTGATTGGCTCCCACTTTTCGGACCCCAACCAGGGGCGCAGAACATCGAAAGTGACGTAACAGACGTCAGTCCCATTGTCCAGCCAAGAGTGGTACTCGTCGATCTGGGGGCCGTGTGGTCCGGCCTCTTCAAACGTGAGCTGCTCGTACCAGCGGTCACGCCTCTCCCGATCCAGGAGAGAAGTTTGGAAGCCCTCATGGCCCCGATACTCCGGTTGTGAAGAACCTCGTCTCCGTGCCACCTTGCACAGACGAAAAGGTTGAAGGCACTTGTAAACCGACAAGAGAGGCGTCCTCGCCATCCTCTCCTCAGTCAGGAATCGTTTACTATACATGATCCCTTTGCCTTTCACAACACCCGCCAACACTGGTTGCCAAGGAACCTTCATGGTGATGGGGGCCTCCGGTATCTCAGGACCAGGGAGGGGTCCGTACCCAAGGTGGCCATAACGAGTTTCATGGTAGAGCTCGTAGGCCAGCATGCGCTGCGGAACAGTGATGCGAAACCGAAGATCCGGGTGGGGAGTCAAACCCATCCCACCAAGACCTCGAGAGATGAAAAGATTGCGACCTTGGCATTCTTCCCAAAGATCCTTGGAATGCCGCTTAATGTAGCCGGCATAGATCTGCTGAACGCGGGAGCGAACTCCAGCGCGACAGCCTCTCAGCAGTTCCTCAATCACCGCCGCACGGGACTGCACTTCAGAACCGGTCTCGGAGACCTTGTTCATCACCTTATTCTGTCCGAAATAGAGACCACTGTTCAAAAACGGTATGGCCTTCGGCGTCGATGTTTTGGCAACGAATCGCGCCGGGATGAAAGTATCATCCCACTGGATCGGTCCAACCGAGGTCCAGTGTTCCGGAATAAAGGTACCGCATCGATTCTCATCGAGAAGCGGGAAGTGGAAGCATGCAGAGTTGGCGTTGGCAAACACGCGATCGTGATATGCCTTTCCTGGGCTCATCCTGAGCCCCACCTTCTCTCCAAGAGCGACGTGAGTCCTCCACCGTGAACGTCGAGCGACGTACAGCATGTCGTCTCCGTTTACCAAAACACCCTTCAATTTGTTAGCGAGGGACCTAGGGTCATCCCGGATCGCATACAAATAGAGGCCCAAATTTGCCAAGCAAAGGATTGGGAATGACAGAATGGAGCCCATGAGCTGGCCATTCTTCTGCTGGATCGGCAGAATGTCATCGTGTGGGAACGGGTACCTACACAAATGCGGAGCAAGAACCGACATCCAAATGGGGAGCAGGTCAGAAGTCTGACCTCTCAGGATTCGAGTCATGATGCTCGCGCTGAGCCGCGCCGACAAACCGTCGGTCGCAGCGCTGTAGTCGATGGAGAACCACTCGTATCCTCCTACACCGCCGACCACCCTGTTTTGTTCCAGGTCCATCAAATCCGTCGCACTCAGCGGACGGCCTATCAGGCGAAACTCTCCTCTGTGTCGGAGAATATCGTGGATCTTTATCTGCAAAGGTTTCGCAAGATAGTACGGTGTGGATTCACCCTTTGAAATCACACGTGTCTTAAGGGGCTCAAGAACGACTTGGATCGTCGCCCTCAAGGGCTGCCCCTGGTAGAAGAATGCTTCACCAAAGATAGAGTCGTGCCATGCTCGTTCAGCAATCGGCTTCCGATAGTGCTCAAACAAAGCATTGTTGACGACGACTCCACCCACGACACACTGGGTGTGATAGGAGATTCTTGTCAATTCAAGATCGAAGTTGACGAGGTGGCGCAGAGACGCCTTACCTTCCTTGTCGACCTTGAGAAACGCTCTCTCCATCAGGGCTCCGAGTTGTCCCCCGTTGTCCCGGGACTTCTCATAACACGCGCGTGTGGACGCGACGTGCCGGGTATCGCCTTCGATGTCCCCGTAGTACACTAGGTGCTCTTCTAGTGTAGCAGGTTTATATGTGCTCAGCAACTGATTGCACACAACAGCTAGAACCGGTTCTAGCTCCTGCATGACGCCATCATGCGTCTCGTCGTCAATGGGATCAGGTTGATCCATTGCGACTCGGTGCTCCTCATAGGCTGTATGCACCATCTCTTCCGTCAAAGGAAGGGCCGCTCTCTTTGCCTGCAACCAGGAGTAAAAGAGATGCGTGTTCCGTGTTGATCTTGATCACAATCGAGGTCTCAACCAGTTACGGAACTGGCCCGTCGGTTTCCATGCCACGGGTGGTTTCTTGAGGGGCTCACAGCCGTCCTTCAGATACCAACTCATGGGCGCGCAAGTAAGGTACTTCGCACGCTTGACGAAAGCGCTTTCTGTTAACGGTCCACCGGACTCGTCCATCGACAGATAAGCAAGCACTTGGTTTCGCAGAGAGTCGATGACACTCTGCGGCGCGTTGTGGTGGTCTAACACCAAACAAAATCCGCGCAAAAGGCCTTGAGCTCTTTCACCCGCTGAAACAACTGGATCAGCGGCAGGAGGCTCTGTCTCTCCTGAGTCTTGGGGATGCTTTTCGGAGCACCCCTGACCAAACTTCGCAGGGTTAGGCGCAACGCCTTCACCTGCTAGACAGTTGAATATTACACTCTCTTCACTCATAAAGATTGGAGAGCAGTTCGAAACTGTGTCTGTGGATTATTA